CATTAACATTATCTCTTGGAGATGAAACTGTAACTGGAACAGCTAGTGTTTCTTTAACGGGTCAATCACTAACATCTGCTTTAGGTATAGTAGATCCAGGTCCTGATGCCAATGTAACTGGTCAACAGTTAACTACTACATTAAATAGTGTTTCTATTGATATAGCAGTTGCAGCAGTTATAACAGGTCAAACATTAACATTAAGTCTGGGGAATGAAACAGTTGAATTAAATACCCCTGTAAATGTGACAGGTATAAATTTAACAACAGCTTTAAATTCAGTTACAATTAGTACAAATACACCTGTAAATTTAACAGGAAACAACTTGACAGGAACAACTGGTCAATTATATGTAGGTGCTTGGGCTCCTGTAAACACTGGACAATCTATAGTATGGACAGAAGTAGCAGCATAAATATAGGGGTTGTATTAATTGACAAAAACTGATAAATATTTTAATAAGAGTAAAAAATAAGGAATTTAAAATATGGCTTCTACATATACTACAGATCTAGCAATACAATTAATGGCAACTGGCGAAAACGCTGGTACATGGGGTCAAATTACAAATACAAATTTAGTAGTTATTCAACAAGCAATCGCTGGATACCAAGCAATATCTATTGCAGGTGGAGCTCAAACAACAGCTCTGTTAATGACTCAAAACGCAGTATCAACTGCAAGAAATGCTGTTCTTAAATTAACAGGAACAATCACAGGAAATCAAATAGTAACAGTTCCAAATGGAATTGAAAAAACATGGATAGTATCTAATGGAACTGTAGGTGCATTTACAGTTAATTTTAAATATGCATCAACGGGTACAGGACAAACTTGGACTACGACTGATAAAGGAATTAAGATTTTATATTCTGATGGAACGGATATTCAAGTTGCAGATCTTTCTACATTATCAGGACAAATTGTTGCAGCACAAATTACAAATTCAACTATTACTCAAGCAAAACTTGCATCAAACTCTATTGGAACAGCACAGCTTCAAACTAATGCTGTGACCGCTGTTAAAATTACTCAATCAACAATTACACAATCAAAACTAGCAGCTAACTCCGTTGGAGCAAATCAATTAATTGCAACTGCAGTTACTGCAGGATCTTACACAGCAGCTTCTATCACAGTTGATGCTGATGGTCGTATTACTGCTGCATCTTCTGGATCAGCAGGTGCTGGAATGGGGATACCTAAAATAGTAGCTGAAGGACCTTCTAGCGGAACATACACAGCAAACCCAGCAGCTAATAGAAGTGCTGTTTACATGTATGCTGGTGGTGGAGGAGGCCGTTATGGTGGTGGTGGTCCTAGAGGTGGTACTGGCGGTTTTGGATTTTACAATAAACCTATAACACAACCTTTCTCACAACCATACAGCGTTGGGGGACCAGGAACTGGTGGACCGGGTTCTCCGGCTAGTGGTGGTACTGGTGGTAATACGACCCTAGCAAATGTAGGAACAGTAAATGGTGGAACTGGAGTAGTTAACCCTGCTGCTGGAACGCCAGGTACTGCACCTGGAGCATCCTTAACTTATTCAGCTAGAACTCTTATAGTGGGAGGTAATTATGCACTTGGTGGTATACCTGGATTTTCTAACCCTGGAGATTATTCAAACACAAATTCCGGTGAATCCGGTAGTACTGGTATACTAGTAATATTTGAAAATATAGGTACTTAAAATGTCTTATTTTATTTTTTTAAAAAATTTAGATAATATTGAAGGAACAATTCATAAAATTGCAGAAGAAAATGAAACATTAAATAATTTAAATATTATACAATCTGATTATAAAATTATTGAAGATTCAATAGATAATTTTAATTTGGTTAAATTTGGTAAAAAATTTCCAATAAAATATAATGATAATAAAATTAATTATATTGATCAAACAGTCATTTATAATAATAAGGAAGATTTAAAAAATCATATTACTATTTTTAGTAAACATATTAAACAGTTTACAAATAATAACCCTAACCATTCATTATTTAATCTTTGGGATAACTATTATATCCAATTAAATAATTTAAATTTAGATTCAATTGTATATCCTTTAAATAAGTCATTAGAACAATATTTTAATGATTTAGAACAACCTTCATATAATATTTTACAACTTCCTTAAAAAGTGATACTTTTGTATCATGTTTGATAAAGAAATAGAATTTAGTGCTCATGAAGATTATTTTGCATTAAAAGAAAATTATCCAATTCCTACAAAATTAAATATTCCAGAGTGGTATAAAAATTTAGAGCATTCTATATTAAATAAAACGGTAAAAGGATGCATACCTTTTTTAGATTCATTAACTGCTGGTTATTTATTAAAAATGCCTCAAGATTTTCATTTACGACATAATGTAGATAACAAAAACGAAAAAGGAGAAAAATTTAAAGATTCTTTTCAAACTTTTGGACTTCATGATCAATCGCAATTGTTACATGCTAAATATATAAATTTAAATTCAGGGATTGATGCTCATCCTACATTTCAATTAGAAGGATCCCCATTACTTGAAAAAAATAAAAATTTACCTTTTCATAAAATAATAAACCCTTGGAAAATAAAAACACCTAAAGGTTATTCTTGTTTATTCGTACCTCCTTTAAATAATTCTGATGATAGATTTTCAATAATACCGGCAATAGTTGACACAGATACTTTTCCAAATGAAATTAATTTTCCTATTATTATTAATGGAGATAAATATCCAGTTCTTGAAACAACAATTAAAAAAGGAACTCATTATGTTCAAATAATACCTTTTAAAAGAGATTTATGGAAAATGACAGTTAAAGCAAGGAAACAGAAAGAAATACAAAATTCTAGACTTTTCTATGGATTAAAATTATTAAATATTTATAAAGAAAAATATTGGAGTAAAAAATCATGGAAATAAAAAATTTTATAAGGATATATGATGAGGTTTTGCCTTGGAACGTATTATCAAACTTAATTCGTTTTGCTAATATTTCTAATTTTGAAGAAGCTAAAATTGGAGGTGGGGACGAAAATAACACAAATTTTAACATAAGAAGAACCTATACGTTACCTTTGTCTAATTTAAATAATTTAATATCTAATGTTCATTGGTTTAATTTACTTCAATTTTATTTTGATAAAAATTTAAAACAATATAAATTTGATGCAAATATTTTAGATTATGATTACAGAAATATTTTTGATATTGAAATTTTAAAATACGAAAATACAGGTTTTTATACTTGGCATGTAGATCATTTTGCAACAATCCCAAGAACAATGAGTTGCATTTTACTTTTAAATAATGATTATGAAGGTGGAAATTTATGTTTTAGAAATCCAGATGGATCAGGAGAATGGGAAGTGGAAGTTAAACCAAATAGAATGATAGTTTGGCCAAGTAATTTTTTGTATCCACACACAGTTAAACCAGTAACGAAAGGAAAAAGGTATTCCGTTGTAGCATGGGCACTATAAAAGATTTTAAATACAAATTAATTAAAAATTTCTTAACAAAAGAAGAAATTAAACTTCTTACAGATTATTGTAGAATTAAACATAGATTAAATTTTAATTCTTTTGACTTTCAACAAAACGATAATGGGGACACTTATTTTTACGGAGATCCATTAATGGAATCTTTAATGGTCAATAAATTACAATTAATGCAAAAAGAAACAGGATTGGAGTTATTACCAACTTATGCTTTTTGGAGAATGTATACAATGAATGCAGATTTAAAAAAACACAAAGATAGACCAGCATGTGAAGTAAGTGTTACCGTAATGATTGGTTCTGATGGAACACCGTGGCCTATATTTATGGATGGAACAAGAATAAATATGGAACCAGGAGATGCTGCCGTTTATCTAGGATGCGAAATTGAACATTGGAGAGAAGAATTTAAAGGGGATTGGCAAGCTCAAACTTTTTTACATTATGTAGATAAAAATGGAACTAACAAAGAATGGGCTAAGGATAAAAGAATATTATTTGGGACTCAAAAATGAAATTTAAACAATATGAAAATGGTTCTTGTGATATAGAATTTTCTTGGAAAGAAAGATTAATACTTTTTAGAAAAGGAAAACTTCATTTATCAGATGAAAATTTAAAGCATTTTGGTAATAATTTAGTTAAAATAGTTATGGATTGGAATGTTAAATTTAACAAAGAAATAAAAAATTTAAATACTTTTTCAAATGAAAAAATAAATGGAGAATAGAAATTTTTTTTTAATTAAAAATAATTTTCTATCTATTGAAAATTGTGATTTTATAATAAATTTATGTAAAGACAGAACAGAAAAAGAAATTCACAATGGAATTAATCATTATCATTTTTTAAAAGAAGACATAGATAAAATAAAGTTTATACATGAAGAAATACTTAAACTATTTAATGAATATAATTATATTTACCCAGAAATAAACATTATTCATGGTAATAAAATGCTAACTGAATTTAGATTTAAACACTTTAAACCTGGAAATTATTTTAGTAATTGGCATTCAGAACATAGTTGGAAAGCATTACATAGAATTGTTGGGTTTACTATATATTTATCCGAACATAATTGTGGAACTGAATTCTTTGATGGAACTTATATTAAGTCTGAAATTGGAAAAGCAGTTATTTTTCCTTCTTCATTTACTCATACACATAGAGGTCAACCTTGTCCAGAAAAAAAAGATAGGTATTTACTTACCGGATATTTACATACGGTCGAAAAATGAATTTATTAGGAGTTAATTTAAGAATGCATGATGCAAATATTTCTTTGAGTATTGATGGTAAAGTAAGATATTTAAAAATAGAAAGAGAGTTTCAATTAAAACATGCTGGCTGTATAAATTTATACTTTATAGAACATGTTTTAAATAAATGGGATATACATCCAGATCAAATAAATGCGGTTGCATATACCGGAGATATGAATATTCCGTTTTTAGACACTAATTCTTGGGATAACTCGGATTTAATAGTTAAAGAATTAAAACCTAAAAATTATTATTTACAAAAATTTAAATGCCCTTTTTTTAAAATTGATCATCATTATGCTCATGCATTAAGTGCATGGCCCGTAGTTAGTAATACCGATATTGATATGGTATGTGATGCACTTGGTGATTTTGAAGATACATATAGTATATTTAAAAATGAAAACATTATTAAAAAATTTGAAAGAGAAGAGGCTTCTTCTTTTGGTATTTGTTTAAATAATATGGCTTCTTCATTAGAAGTTACAGGACAATGGCAAGATTTAGCCGGTAAATTAATGGGTCTTAAATCATATGGAAAAATTGATTATGATTATATAAATAATTTTGATGATGACATTAGACAACTAGATAAGTTATATAATCGTAGAGATTATTATAGAAAAAAAACAAGTTTAGAAAAAAACGAATTAAATAGACTTGCTTCTTGTCATTTTAAATCAGAGAGAATGATATTAAATCATTTTAAGAATTTTTGTAAAGAGGATGATATTATATCCTATTCTGGGGGTGTTGCACAAAATGCAGTTCTTAATACTCTATTAAAAAAACATTTTAAAAATTTAAATGTGTTACCACATTCTCCAGACGATGGACTATCATTAGGATTAATTGAGTTTTTAAGAAAACATTATAAACAACCAACATTTGATAAAAGTAATTTTCCTTTTTGGCAAGATGACATTGCACCAAAAAATAATCCTACTAATAAAATAATTAAACAAACATCAGAATTTTTAGCTCAAGGTAAAATTATAGCTTGGTATCAAGGACATGGAGAACTTGGCCCAAGAGCATTGGGTAATAGATCAATATTAATGAATCCTTTAGTTAAAGATGCAAGGCAAGTTTTAAATGACAGAGTTAAAAAAAGAGAATGGTTTAGGCCATTTGGTGCGTCTATATTGGAAAAATACACTAGTAAATATTTTAATTTTAATAATAAAAGTGAATACATGTTATATATTGCAGATGTATTAGATAAAGATAAATTTTCAGCTATTGCTCATGTAGATGGGACTTGTAGAATACAAACAGTCAATGAAAATAATAATTACTTTAATCAACTCCTCGAAGAATTTAATAAATTAACTGGAATTCCAATGTTAATAAATACCTCATTAAATGTTAATGGAAAACCCATTGCATCTAGACCCATAGATGCGCTAGAATTGTTTGATAGTAGTGCAATAGATTATTTAGTAATTGGAGACGAAATTTACAAAAAATAACTCTTCATTATGAAATATATAAATATAAGGTATAATGATTCCTAAAATAATTCATCAGACAGCTTATTCTAATAAAAATGAATGGCATCCCATTTGGAAGATTTGCCAGCAATCTGTTTTAAAAAATTTTAAAGGTTTTGATTATAAATTTTGGGATGATGATAGCCTAGATAATTTTGTGAAAGAAAAATACCCTAAAATTTACGAAGAATATAAAAATTTTCCAAGCCACATACTTCAATTAGATTGTGTAAGATATTTATTATTACACCACTTTGGTGGAATTTATATTGATATGGATATTTATTGTTATGATTCTTTTTTTGATGAATTAAAAGAAAATATTTATTTAGTTGAATCAATTAATGATGAATTAGTACAAAATTCTTTAATGGCCTCTATTCCTAATCATCCTTTTTGGATGGATTGTTGTGAATTAACTATACATAGGACAAAAACAATTAAATTAAAAACAAACTATAGCATTTTACCAAAAAAAGAGGCCGATGAAAATGATAGTTTAATAAGATTTATATCAGGGCCTTTGATGTTATCCGATTGTTTAAGAAAAACTAAACATTCTATTTATATACTTCCACATAAATATTTTAATCATGAACCATGGACTTATAAAAAAGAATATAAAACTAAACACATGCAAAGTGGTATGTGGGGAAAAGAAATTAAAGATAATTTTTATCGCATAAAAATTAAAGATAATTTAAATATACCATTAGAAGAATATCATAAACATTCTTATAGGTTAAAAACGTCTATAGATTTGAACGATTTTGATTTTTATAAAGACTACAGTAAATAACTCTTTATTGTAGAATACATAGATATAAGGTATAAGAAACCCTATGCCTTTAAAAAAGATACCCATAAAAGCTGGATTTAACAAACAAGATACCTCAACTGCCGCAGAAGGTCAGTGGATTGATGGTGATTTTATTCGTTTTCGTTATGGCTACCCTGAAAAAATAGGTGGTTGGCAACAATTATCACCTGAAACATTAGCAGGTGTTGCAAGAGCCCAGCACACATGGACAGATTTAAGTGGTAATAAATATGCAGCAATAGGTACCAATAAAATATTAGCTATTTATTTTGAAGGTGCTTTTTATGATATTACTCCACTTGGTACAGCTATAACTGGATGTACTTATACATCTACAACAGCATCAACTACAGTTACAATCAATAAAGCAGGTCATGGACTTGCAGTTGGTGATTATATTATATTTACAAGCGTTACAACACCAGGACCAACTACTACTGGATATACATCAGCAAGTTTTACAACAAATACTTTTGAAGTAATATCCGTTCCATCATCTGGAACATTTAGAATTACAATGGCTACAGCTGAAACAGGAACAGGGGTTACTGGTGGTGGATCTTTAATTACAACTCCTTATGTATTTATTGGTCCTGTTGATCAAACCTATGGTTATGGATGGGGAACATCTACTTGGGGAACAGTTGGTTGGGGTGAAGCATCTACATCTCCAACAGTTGTATTATCACCAGCAAATTGGTCATTTGATAACTTTGGACAAATATTAATTGCAACTATTAAAAATGGTAAAACATATTCTTGGAATCCTTCAACAGGAGGGGCTTTAAATATTAGAGCAGCTGTAATATCAGGAGCTCCAACAAAATCTGTTTGTTCCATCGTATCAGATAGAGATAGACATTTAATATTACTTGGAACTGAAACAACTATTGGAACACCATCAACTCAAGATCCAATGTTTATAAGATTTTCAAACCAAGAAGATTATAATACTTGGGCGCCCACTGCAACAAATACTGCGGGTACTTTTAGACTGGATACAGGAAACTACATTGTAGGAGCTGTACAAGGTAAAGATTATATATTTATTTTAACGGATCAAGCAGCTTATGTTATGCAATTTGTTGGTCCTCCTTTTGTCTTTTCAATTAGACAGGTTGGTACAAACTGTGGGTGTATTGGTCAGCATTCAATAATATTTGCACAAGGTGCGATATTTTGGATGGGATTTGGTGGTGGATTTTTTGTATACGACGGTACTGTTAAACAATTACCATCACTTGTTGAAGATTATGTATTTACAACAGGTGGAGATAATTTAGGTATAAATTACAACGCAGCAGATATTGTTTATGGTTCTCATAATAGTTTATTCAATGAAGTTGTTTGGTTTTATCCAACCAATAACTCATCAGCAGTCAATGCATCAGTAGTTTATAACTTCGTTGAAAATACTTGGACTACTATGTCTTTATCTAGAACAACTTATTCAGATGCTCAAACATATGATAAACCATATGCTACAAAATGGGACTCAACTGCTACACCTAATTTCCCAACGATCAATGGTGTAACT